CAAATTTATAGGTGTGTGCTGCTCGAACAGGATGGCACTATCCACCCCCGTCAACGCCACAGGAGCATCCGTTGTCCCGCCCTGTGCGTTCTCACCGTAGGCTGTGATGGACGCGATACGGTTTTCTCCTGCGTAGGCGATGGAGACGGGGGCGCCGCTGTATGTAACGGGTTGGCCGGCTGCCCAGTCTTTGGACATTGCGGCGCTATCCGCAGCCTCCTGTGCGCTTTGTGCGGCGTTTTCGGCTTGCTCTGTCGCATCGGTTACGGCTTGCAGCGCTTTTGCAATTTCAGCTGTAAGTACGTTGTAATAATCGCTTGAGATGATTTCTGCGTCAGTCAGGACGCTTTCGTCGACAGCAATTTCAAACGTAAACGTTGTAAGTTTTTCCGAGGCGGCATTATACATGTTGATTTCGCAATGGACACAGCCCGCCGCGGTCAATACCTGTTCCACAAGTTCTACTGTAACCGTATTGCCAGATACAGTAATGGCCGGAGAGTTGTTCGGCAATGCGTCATAAAATCCTGCTGTACCATCTGGTTTTTTATACCGGAAAGCAATCTCTGTTCCGCTGGGCACAGGATAGGCTAAGCCATCAACGTATAGATGTGCCGCAATATACCGTGTGTTTCGGTCGTTTTGCTTTGCCTTTATAATGACCGGACTACCCGTTTCAAGTAAATCAAGCGTTATGTTTTTTGTTACTTGCATGTTGCCTCCTTATATCGGCCCTAAATAAGTAATTGTTTGGCCGTCAATTGTTGCTGTTTTTTTACCATATTCCGTGCCGTTTAACTCCAATACCATTTCAGTGCGGCTTGAATTAGGTTGCACACTAAAAGAGCATGATAACCCTGTTCCCTTTCTGGCGAGAATAAATGGATATGCAAAATAATTGACGCTGTCATGCGTTGACGATGCTCCAATTTGTACTTGACTTGCTTCAGGCAAATTTCTACCAGAGAATACAGCTCTTGATGCATTAATTTGCAGGTCTTTTTGATTTCCATAAGTAACTTGCGATAAATCTCCCACCTTTACACCATTAAAATAAAACGAAATAGCGCCATTTCCCAATGTTACTTGAAATCCGTCACTTGCTGTTGTTATAGACCCTGTTAAAGATGCCTCTCCCGTCTCCATGTTAATACTTGTCGCACCATTCAAACTTTGCAAAACACCTGCTTTGATAAGGTTCGCTGTCAGCACGCCTGTCGTGATAAAGTCTGCTACCAAACTCCCGTCAATCGTCCAAGCATTTCTGTAAGGCCCGTTTACACCATTCGTTGAAAACCCAATGCCGTTTGTATTTATACGCAACACATTTTTTGCGGTTTCGGCGCTTGGCGTGTCCAGAAACAAGATTTCTTTCCATGTGCCATTGTCATCCTTAACCGCTATTACATAGCCATCAGCACCGGTTAGCCAGTTCGTCGCATTGTCAATCTTGGACTGCTGTATCTGTTGGAAATTGCTGTTGGGATTGTTGATTTGTTGCTGAACCTGCACGATTTGGCTTTGAATTTTCGGCACTACTGTGGACAGGATAACCTTGTTCTTTTCCGGGTAATACGGATAATTCCACCGTTCAACGACTTGATGATTGATGCGTGCATTTTTGCTGTCATCTATCAGCGTAATGACCGAAAACATAGAAAAATCTTGGAATCCGTACATTTCTGGGTTTGTCGCTGCAAGGTCTACAACATTACAATCATAGGAACGTTGTGGCACAGCTATTGCCGCAAGATTCTTTTTCGCATCCTCCAGCAAGTTTTCAGCCACTTCATACCGTTCATCTTTCCAATACGCACAGATTACCCGGCTGGAATAGGTGTTGTCATCCACATAGGGTTTGCCGTCGTTGATGCTCGCAAAAGAAAGTCCGTCCTTGCCATAAGCATAAAGCCGCGTTGCGAAGTTCGTGGATTTTCCCTTATAATTGATTTCTTTGAGGTTCAAATCGCGAGTAGCAAAGGCCCCTAGCGGCTTTTCGTTTTCCGCAAAAAACAGCGTGATTGCCTTTGTCTTATTGTCAAATTGCACCTGCACACCATAGGTTTCTTGACAAGCCTGTACAACTTCAAAAGGAGTGTAATTCCCCTCGACAGTCCTACGGATATTGAGTAATGCGCGGTCTTGTATCGTCCATCCATTTGGCAAAATTCCAGATATGGTTTGATTCACCGTTGCGCTTCCGTTTGTATAATTCAGAAGCATCTCGCTGCGCCACTCATCCAAATCAAGTTGACAAACGACCTTTGCCGCCTGCGCGCCGCCATCTATCTGCTTGATAAGGTACAACTGCCCCTCACCTTCCCGGATGTTCGCCTCCTCTGTGAGTAACGGATACAGCTCATCCCAGATTGAAATGTTAAAAATCACTTCATTGAGGCCGCCGGGAATTTCACGGATATAATAATCGTCGTTTTGAATAGGGTAGCCTTTGCCACCCGAATATAATGTAAGCATTGGCCCTCCTTACATGTATGTGGGATAGTATTCAACGGTCACCGGGTCGGCTGCTGTAACCGAATTTTTGCCGGGTGCAAGCGAAGGGAAGTTGATCCATTCTACATTTGCAGCCCCCGGCGCGCCGTTTCGCAATATGCGTTTATTTATCCCGTCAAAAACAAGCTTTTCTCCAGCTGCAACATCGTGAAAAATAGCGCCGCCCAGAGCGTATGTTTCAGCAGCCTGTGAAACCGTGACCGACAGGATGCAATCGGTTTTTTCCATTGTGCTCGCACAGATAAAATCATCTCCGAGGACAGTTACCAGCTCGCCATGCTGCATCCCTGTGAGTTGATATGACGCTATCGCAAGCATTAAGTTTCCGTCCTGCCCTTGCCACTCAATATCTCCTATGCTGTTCAGGATGCAGGAATAGTAGAAGCCATCCGGCATATATATCTCCGGCTTTCCAAACAAAAGCGCATCCAAACAACTTTTGTTAAGTAGTGCCTCATGGCGTGTTTTCGCAGAAAAAACAAGCGTGAATTGAATCGTTTTCATTCCAAAAAAAGAAGCCAAAACCACATAGCTTGTGCGATTCCGGCCTTGAAAGTATTCGTTTGTTACCTGCGTTCCGCCAATGGTATAATCTCTTTTCCCCTCCGCTCCAAAATCGCGTATATCTTTGCCATTTATGTAAATCGTCTCGCGCATCATCGTTCCTCCCACGCCAATTGTTCGCCCACATACCACGCAGACGCACGGGCGATTTCTCTGCCTTCGAGATATAATGGCACTTCAATGCGGGTCTGCCCGGTGAAATTTCCACTAATGCCCGCAGTGATGTCGCCTCCCATATTGCTCATATGTGGAATGTTGTAATTCACATCTAATGCAAACTCTTCAGCGATACTGCGGTTGAAATCGCCAAAGCGCCCAGCCCGATAATCTTCTGCAGCTCTGGCCGGAACGACCATTTCGCCTTTGTGCAGTTCGGCGATGTATCCGTCAAATGGTACATATTCAAGTCCTGCTGCGTGTGAACCGTTTACGCCACCGCTCACGCCTACATTTACATTCCTTCCTCCGAAAAGACTGTTCCACAATCCGTTAAACCAAGAAACGAGTGCATCCCAGGCACGTGCGATACCATCAATGATACTGTCAACAAGATTTCTACCAAGTTGTATCCAATCGGTACTTAAAATCGCATCAATCAACGAAAGCATCAGGCGACCAATTGCGGCCAAAATTTTAGGAATGTTGTTTATAAGGCCAGATGCCAAACTAGCGACGAGGCGAGCAGCTGTTGCAACAATTTCCGGAAGATGGTTTGAGATACCATCAATCAATCCAGCAATCAGCGTACCAGCTGCGTCGAGCAATTTAGGGACGGTGTTTACCAGCCCATTTGCCAGTGTGAGAACAACCTCAATTGCACCATCGGTAATCTCTGGCCCCATATCGGCAACCGAGTCCAGAAAAGACCCCACAAGGCTTTCTGCTGTTTCAATCAGTTTCGGCGCGCCGTTCAGTAGTGCAGTAAGAGCTTCGGAAAGAATTGTGCCGCTGGCATCAATTGCGCCCTGCACGCCTCCTTCCTCTGCGGCAGCCAATAGAGTGTCTATCCATCCGTTCACCATTGGCAACGCCTCTTGCGTCAGCCCTGCAAATAAATCCTTGGTGAGCGTACCCGTGAGCGCCGAGACATTGTCTTTCATGGTGGAAATTTGGCCCTCAAAGGTTTTTGACTGATTTTCCATGGCGTTGTAAAACTGGCCGCCATCGTTGGTAGCTGTTTGAAGCGCTTCGGAAATTTCCTCGAATGAGACTTTTCCGGCAGATACGCGGTCGCGCACCTCTTCCATGCTCTCGCCGGTTTTTTCCGCAATGATCGAAAGCGGATTGAAGCCTTGGTCGATCATCATATTGATTTCTTCCAAGGATGCGCGCCCATTTGACTGGATGCGCCCGAAAGCTGTGGCCATTGTCCCCAGCTTCTGCGCATCACCTTGCGCTACGTCTCCTAATCGCTTTAGTTGGTCAGGTATTTGCTCTGCGGAAGACCCAAAGGCCAGTAAGGTTTGAGACGCATCAGCAAGGTCAGACATTGCAAGTGGGGTATGCGCCGCCAGGCTTTTAAGGTTGTCGGTAAGCTGTTGTGCTTTTTCCGCATCTCCCAGCATCGTAGTAAAAGCAGTCTGATAGGTTTGCATCTGGGCATTGTATTCAACACCCATTTTTGCAACAGCTGCGATTCCCGCAGACGCGGCGCTGGTAAGGCCGAGGAACGCACTCCCCATCCCTTTCAATGCGCTTACGCCGACCGCGCCTACAGTCTTAAAGCCATTGCCAATCTTTCCGAAAACTCCGGATAAACCACCAACCTTTTTTTCTGTCTTTTTAATTTCTTCATCTACACCGCTATTATCAACAACGGCTTTGTAGACAACTTCGCCGACATCTGGCACACTATCCCCTCGCTTTCGCCTGCGCCTTTAAAGCTTCAAACATGCTTTTTAAACCATTCTGTAATCCGTTTTTCGGCTGTAGCGCATACTCAGTTTTCAACCGCAAAAGCTGCGCCCGCTCCTCTGCGTTGTGCTTTGTAGGCTTTGGCAGTGGGCGGGCGCGTATATCAATTATTTCGGCCATCCGTGTAGAGCGCGGCAGGCTTCTTAGCATGGATTGAAACTGTAGCCAATGAAGTTGCGCGTTGAATAAGTCTACACCATACGCTTGCATAAAGCCCGCATAGATGTAAGCCCAGTCCTGATGCAAATCAATAACCCGCTCTTTTTGCGGTTTTGATTTTTCAGTCGAAACTATTTTTGAAATCTCGCGTAACAATTCGGGGTCCTTGGGATGTTTTCCGATTACCAGAAGATCAAGTGCTGCGGAAATCTGTTGAGTGTCTGAGAGTTTATCGTCCTCCAGTGCATCAAACGCAGCTAGAACAGTGCGAAAAGATAGGTCTAGCCGATAGCATGTCCCTTTGCATGTCACGGTGTCAGGAAGTTTTTCATATAATTTCATCGGCGTGTATACCTTTGATATGCTTTCGCACGCGCTTTCATTGCGGACTCAACTTGTGGCTGAATACATTCAACTACAAATGGAGCGACATCTTCCAACATTTCACTCCAGCGGCCATTGTAGTAGTCTGTCAGTTTCTTTGCGCCATCAGATCCGAAGATCACTTCAAATAGCGCGACCACAGCTGCTCCATATGCTTCAAGAGTTTTTTCGTCTGTTGGGTGCTGGCGCGCTTCATGCTGTGCTTCTCCTAAAATGCGCCGTACGCGGTTGTACTGTGCCAGTATGCTATCTATGTGAAGGTCAACAGGCAAAACCAACTCTGTTTCGCCTTTTAAATTTTTAATGGCAAGTTCCTCATGGATTTCATTTTTTCTGGTTACGGTATACAATGAAAAAACCTCCTTTTATAAAGAAAGCCCCCTCAAAAAGAGGGGGCTATATCGGTCAAGACGCTTTTGCTACTACAGTGGATTGCCCATTTGCCACCACCACGCTCGTGGAGGTATTGACCATTGCCACCACAACATAGTTACCGTTCGGAATCGTGTAGTCCTGCCCATTCACGAAGTCATTCCAGCCGGTAAGCACTTGCCCGACTGTGGCCTCAGGCGCAACGCTGCCGTAGGCATATACATACTTGCAACCCGCAATCGGGTCGGTAGGCGTAACCGTTATTTTTGTATCGCCAGTTGCCGTGCCAGCAACGCTCTGCACTGCCAGTTCTTCGCTGGGTGTAATCGTCGCCAATGTCGGCTTGCCGTTAATACGCACCTCGAACGAAACGGCGCTGCCGTCCGTTGTTGCGCCGCCCCAGTCTGTTTCGTTGGCAATCGTCACCCCGCAGGTGAGCTGCTGAATCGTCCCATCTGCATTTCCGACAGAAAGGCGGAAATTGGTATTGCGTTCCACCATCAGCCCGAATTTTCGTGCAGGGTTGAAAATCCAGTCCTGTGCCGGATCCCCGATAATGCGGCGGCCTGTGCATGTATAGGCCGGAGCCATGCCTGTTACGTAGTTTCGAGCATAGCCCTTGTCGATAAAAAAGAAATACTGCTGCACAACCTCGTTCAGGGCTTCCGCAAGGTTTTCAACACCGTTGCCGAAAATCGCCCATGTACGAGTGTTGCCGTTTGGTGTGAGATCAATTTCTGCCTGTATCCCATGCGCCACAAGCAGAAAATTTTGATTGTCAGCCATTTTTTACTCCTCTCGCATAAAATTTAATTCTAAAGCTTGAGCCATAGAGCCAGTTGATATTTTCTTCCCGCCCGATGAGTTGCGGTGCAGAGGTAGTCTCAATGGCATACATCTGCCAATCTGCTGCAAACGGGAGGGCTTTCGCGGTCGTCAGTGCACGATGCACTTTGTCCATATCTTGCACAACGGTTTCTTGTTCTTCCCCTTTACCGTTGAAAACGATAGGCAAATCTTCATTTGTGTTCAACGTGCGAAATATTTCCATAGGTGAGCCACCCGCGAAACTCACGGCGTATCCATTCAGTGGCGGCATAGAACCGATAACCACAGAACCAGAAACAAGAGCCTGTATCATCTGCTGTATTGCCTTTATGATTTCATCTCTCATTTGAGTCCCTCCACAAATGCATTCTGTGTCACCTTTTCCCACTCGTCACCGTGCTTTGCACGTGCCTGTTCGACCCACATTTTACTGGTACCGGGCGTTGTGTATTTCTTTACGATATTGCTGCCATCTTTCCGCATTCCATACCACTGATAGCCTGCATATACGTTATCCCAAACAAGATCACGTTTGCCTTCTGCAGTTTTTACAACTCGTCCAGCATCCCGCAAATTTCCGTCCTGTTTCGGAATGATATCAAGACTATCATTCATCATTTGGTCTGCCAACGCAGCAGCCGCTTTATCTGCCGCTGCATCAATCGCCGCTTTCCACGCTGCACGGTCAGTTTTAATCGTGATGCTCATACAAGCCCAAGCTCCACATGATGTGTAGTTGTACTTGGCACATTCGGCCCTGTATCTACTACAAGCACCTCATAATCGCCAATTCTTCGGCCCTTAAAATCCATCACGACTGCACGCATGGACCTCCCTGCAGCCTCCGATTGCATTGCAAGTGCATCATAATCTAAGGCGGGGACAGACCGCCGTGCGTCGATAAACAGAATGGAGCGCAACACAACTTCGGTATTGTTTGCGGTCTTACGCACTTCATTGGTGTTTTGAAGATGGACGTTTTTCACGAGCGTTTCCTGCCATACAGGTTTTTGCCATACATCAACACCCGTGCAAACTTTAATCGTCACCATATCCCTAAGAATCCGTTGTGGTATGGGCCTAAGCATACAACATCCCTCCTCATTAGGCCGGTTTGTTCCAACAGAGCAATGGCAAATGGGCTGACCATCGATTGCGCTGCTGCATTCCCGGCGCCGGAGCTGTATGCGCTTTTCCCGTCCACATGAACTTTCCCGACGGTGAAGCCTTCTCCACTCTCTCCCGTCAACACTGTTTCAAGGCCGTTTTGTGTAAAAAACAGCACTTGTGCAGCCGTGGCCTTTTTAACAATCTCCTGCCACAGAGGCGGCAGGGCGGAGACACCCCCGCCCTGCACTATCCTGTACTGTGTGATGCTGTCCATAATATCCGACGCTTGACCGGACATAACGGCGAACTCTTCATCCGTCATATTCATAGGGCCGTACAACTGCTCATAATAAGCTTTATCGATGTAGGCCATATCGCACCGCCTTAACTGCCGACAACTGCAGTAGCAGAGCCGCCAGCTGTAGCAGTGTTGCCCTTGGTGGTGTTCACCAATGCGACCGTAATGGTGTCACCCGTTTTGGTGGTAAAGGCGTCGCCGTTCTTTACTGCCGTCCAGCCAGTAGTGAGTTTTTGTCCATAGGTCGGGAGCTGCGCACTGGTATCGGATTTTGCCACATAAGCCATACCATAAGGTGCAGTGGGCAGACCGTTGATTACAGTGTGCGTTGCATCTGTGCCAGCGCTAGTAGTGAACGCCACAGTGCCAAGCGCGGGCGCACTGGCGATGTTGGCGAAGATGCCGGGCAGGCGCTGATTGAGAGCGAACACATCATAGTAGTACCGCTCATAGTACAACCACTTGCCCTTGCTCTGTGCAGAGGGCGCGGACATCATACTGGTGTCATACACGATGGGAGCACACAGAGACAACGGATTGATGAGCAGCATATTGATCTGCTTCGCATCCGCCGTTGCTGCCCAGCCCGCAGTGAAGTCATAGGCGGTCATCATCATGTCGGAGGGAACCTCCTTGATGAGAACGCCGTCCAGTTTGCCAACATTGCGGTCAACATTACGAATGCCGGTATCTGCACTGATGAAGCGTGTAATACCCGCTGCTTCTTTAAGCAGTTTATATGTATCCGGCGTCATGTAGGCTGTGAGCTGGTCACGGTTGACCCGCTGATTCACCATGTATGCCAGGTATCCATCCCACGTCGCAAGGATGTTGTCTGCTGTAAGACTTGCAGAATCCACACTACCGAAACCGGCAGCGGCAGCAGCCACTGTGCTTGCTGCATACGCATCCATCTCAGGGATTTTCTGAAACTGGTTGAAAGTCTCCGTGATGTTGGCGATGGTCGCAACAAGATTCGTCTCCTGAATATCCAGTGGGTCAACAAGCGTATCCCATTCGCGGTCCATGCGCATTGTTAGAGGCTGAAACTCGTTGTTCCAGTTGCGGCTAAATGTTCCGTCGATGTGGTCACGATCGACGGCACGCGCCCCGCTGGTCGTCATGCTGGGAACCATAACGGTTTTACCATTGACGGGCTTGTATTTGTTGCTGTTCGGGCCGTTCCAAATCTCATTGAAATATGAAAGATACGGGTATGCATTTGCAAGCTCACGCGCATACTCAACGGCATAGTTTACAGGTGCCTGAGAAAAAGCCATTTGTTATTCTCCTTTCGTTTTTCCGCCATATTTCCAGTAATCCCCAAAGCTAGGTTCTCTGTTTCCAGTCGGCATAGAACCTTCTACCTTTGCCCCGAATTGGGGTGCCTTGGCCAGTTCCTGTGTTTCGGCGGCGTTGAAATATTCTTCGTACTTTTCCGCTACCGTTTTAAGCTGCTCAACTACGGCGGGTGCTCCCTCGCTTCGGTCAAGCATCTTGTAAACAGATTCACGGAATTTGGGTTTGACAGATGCAAAGTCGTCACTGCCGAGCGCGCGAAGCATATCGCGTTCATCGGCGACAGTTTTGTATTCATCGGTCGTTGTCACATCGATGGATGGCGCTTCTTTCTTCGCTGCTTCCACCGCTTCAGCTATCTTGTCCTGCAATTCAGATTTCGGGATAAAATCGGCCATGCTGGTACCATGCAGAGCCATCACTTTTTCAATTGCATCCTCGTTGAGGCCAAGACCTGCCAATGCTTTACGGGTAAATGCCATAATGTCCTCCTTTAACGCCAGATAGGCGATTGCCGTAGTTTAACGCCATCGACGCGGGCGAAATGGTAATAAAAAAGCGCCCTGCTTTTGCAAGACGCCTTCGCTATTCAGTTGTTGATCAGTCATCGTCGTATTCAATACGGCCATCTGACGCACGTTCACCAAGTGCAGCAGCCAGTTTGAAATTGGCCTCCTTGTTCCAGTCGTACTCGTATTCCTGCAATTTGTTCTGCACAGACACGGGTACAATTGTCTCAGCTGCCTGCATCATGCCCGCAAGCCTACGGAAGTATTCCAATATCATACGATACGTTTCTTCCAAACGGCGAGGCTGTGTTGCAACCACCTCATTTGAAAATGCAAGCACAGCATCACTGATACTCGGTTCCTTGTATCCCAGCGCAATGCCGGTTTCTGCCAAGTCATCAATTTCGCCGCTTACTTCTTCGTACCACTTGCCAATCTGCTTATGATTTCCAAACCACGCATCATCTTTCACCAAATTCCTGTGCAATGTAGTGAGATTGTGGTACAAAATTTTCATGTAGGCAATGAGGCGTTCGTATTCGTTCATTTTTCCACCTTCTTCCTGCCGCGCCTTACGGGTTCTGGCTTCTTCTCTTCGGACGGGCTGCGCAGATACTGTGCATACTCGTCTGGCGTCATATGCAGTCCGCAAAGCTTGCAATGCACACCATCTGCACGCCCCTCAAAAACATGGTTGCACTCCATTTTTTCACCCCCTTACCGATTCCCGGTCATATCTTCTTGCTCGTCCAGTCCGTGCAATAAATGCTCGCATGGCAGCCTGCCTGTCCCTCACGATAGCGGTTTGATTGTCCGCCGCTTCCGTCAGCCCCGCAGCTTTAAATGCTTCCTGTTTCCGCTTTGCATCCCGTATCCTGCGTTCAAGCTCTCGCTGTTCTTGGCTCTCCTTGTAAAGCTTATCGTTCACTTTTTGAGATTCCTGTTGCTTATCCTGCGGAATCGTCACACGCGGAATTTGGGGCATTGGGTAGTGTCCGCAATTGATACCGAACAGCCCGGCAGCCTGCCCATAGCTAGTGCTGCTGATTGGATTATATGTATGTCTTGCACCATTTCCGTCTATAAATGTCCCGCCATCGTTTCTCCATGAATAGAATTTGCCTTGATATGGATAACATAAAGGTCGCGCGCCGGGGTGCGTGGATACTTGAAAAATGTCGCTCCCATAATCTTCCTGCCGCGCCTTGATAGACTGGATTGCAGCGTTATGAACCGTCGTTCTAATATCCATATTCATATAAGCCTCCGGTGACCAATGCCGTCCCGATCGGTCTACGAATCCATAGATACCGTTATCTGCAAGCTGCGATATTGCTTTCTGAAGCGCCTGCCGCCGTGTTTCAGTGCCGAGCGTGACGGCACTGACCGCTTCATTCAACGTTTGCTGGGCCAGTGCTGTATCAAGCATCTGATTTTGCCACAGCACTGTATTGTTAACCGCTTGTAAATAGGCGGACTGCCCGGACTGCAGCATCACCGTATTCACTAGATTCGCGCTGTCCACCGCCTGTTGAGATAAGTCACGCAACAATACCAGAACGCTATCTGCTGGGGACTGTTCTATTGCGCCGCTCGCTATCGCATCCCGGATTGCCTTTTCCAAATCAGCCAACGCTATCTTGGAAGCTTCTTCAAGGGCCTTGCGTATTTCCGCAGGCACTTTTTTTACTTCAGCGTTTATGATACGCGCATTTTCCTGTGTGAGCTGTCCCATTTCAGCCAGCTTACGCGTCTCCCAGTCTGCCGTGCGGAACGCTTTTCCTGTGCCGAGGTGCTTGGCGATATTAACAATCAGTCGGTCAATGCACGCAAGGTATGCATCTTCAATTGGCTCGGAGAGACGCAGTGCTGTATCTTTATCCAGCCGGGCCATTATTCAGTGCCACCCATTTCCAGCATATCCAATACGCCCCCCGTAACGGACCCCTCGTTCTTGATTTCATCAAGTTCGCGTAAGGCTTCATCCTCGGTCATGCCCAAGGTTTCTACTAAAAAGCGTTTTTTGCTCATGAGCCCATTCCCACAGAGCAGGATGCCTTCGTTCACATTGGTCTGCCGGTCTTGCAGAATCGAATCATCGAAAACAACCTTGCTTTCCCAAGGCTTCGCAGCCAACGCACGGATGATTTGTCCTTTCCACTGTACATCATAGAGTGATGCAACCTGTATAATGGCGTCAACAATCTGATTGATCGCCATTTTGACCTGTAGCTGATGGCCTTTAATCGTCTTATAGGTTTTAGAGTTCTCACTGATGACTTCTGTTGCCGTTTTTAGTCCCTGCGCCCTGTCAAAAGTGAATGTGCCAGCTGAAAACCCAAGTTGCAAGCACAGGATAGACAAAAAAGCATTGATTGCTGAGATGTGCTCCTCCACGCGCAGTTCTACGGTATTGTCACTGATTTTCAATGCATCGGGGTTATCGGTGGAAAGCGCCTCATAAACCTCGCTGGTAGCGTCAAAATAGCGGCGCATTTCGTTCGTTGTCGGGTCTATCACAGTGTTGATGCACTGCGCTGGGACTATAATGCGCTTTTTCCCAAGCACAAACTCTCGAATGAAACTGTCATAACAGATATCAAGGGCTTTCAGCGTGCTCATAGCGTTTGCGTAAATACTCACGCCCAGCGGACTGTTATCATCAAGGTTATTGGCCTGTGCTGTTCGATAATACGCAAACAAACTGCCAGATAATCCCTCTAACGGTGTGGCTTCAGACAAAAGCGGATAGATTGTATTGAGCGGATATCGAAAACCTAAAATATCCTGCGGTTCCGTTGCTTGCGGGTCTTGCGCATCCTTCTTTTCACTTCGATACAGTTCATTTGTAACCCAATATGTAAGGCCGTCCCATTTATGCCACTCGAGCCGGGTGTAATAATAACCGCCTTTTGCCTGCCTGCTGATGAACACGCCTTCTGTAACCCTGGCATTATCCCACGCTGTTGGAACAAATTGGTCAGCCATACAAAATCCAAGCTTGATTTCACCGCTGCCCGGAATGACATTACCGTTCGTGTCTCGCTGTTCTTCATACCACACTTTGATAGCCCCGCCGCCCAGTGCCAACGCCTGCTCAATATGTTCCTGCATTTTTGTCCAAAAACCATTCTTGGCAAGTATATCGTGCACAAAATCGTCTAACGGTTGTTCTTCTCCATCCCCTTGGCTGACGTGTACTTCGCATTGCTCCGACCAAATCAGCCCGGCCAATTCAGCACAAGCGGCTTTGGCCGCGTCCATACGTTCCAAGTCGCGTTTATTTCTTGGGTCTTTAATTGTTGGTGAATCTATTCTGTGCCACGGTTTATAATATCCCCGATAGATATACTTCCACGGGAAAATCCCAAAATAGTAAAACTGGTTGAAGGCGGGAACGCCGCCAATTTCAAAGATGTCTCGAAACTCATGCGCAAGCTGCGTTTCTGCGCCTGTTTTCTGCAACAAGCCTTTCACCGCCCTTTTAATTCGTTCAAACATGGTTGTCACCACACTGTTATGATTTGCCTCATGTACGGTTCTACTGCGTATTCCTGTGCATCTAGGCTATCGATGTTGTATGTCCCGTCATCAAGACGGACATCCTCCGTAATGTGTTTTGCATCCCATACCGCCGTCTGAAATGCCTCCAGTGTATGTTTGCACTCATACATAATCTTGTACCGTCCCGTTGCCTGTAACCGGCAAAAGAATCTTATACGGTCATTGATTTCTCCTTTTCGTGCGTTGTGAATAGTTATTCCAACGCCTGCCTTGGCGCAAGCTACTCGTAACCCTTGTATAAGCGTCTGTTCCGCGCTGTCACAGTATGCATCTCCAATAATAAAATAGCGTTTGCACTCCTGTACAAACGCTACAAAATCCCTTTCCAATTCTGCCGGGGAAACAATACCTTTTTTATAATACTCTTTCAATGTCACGACTTCCCGCATACCGTGTGTGTACCCTGTACAGTTAAAAGCCGTTGCGGAACCGTTTCCGCCGAAGTCAACGCCTATCGTAGCAAACATAACAGGCGGTGTGTCATAAAGAATAAAATCCCCCGGCGTATCCGCTACATGGCGGTAAATTGCCCCTTCGGCGGATTTCCAGCGGCCCAAAATGTATCTATCATAATACACAGTACCCGCATACTCTCTCTTGAGACTTTCCACAAACCCATGGTCAAGCGTCGGGTTATCGTCAATCGTGTAGCTCTGCCGGTAAATATCCGCGTCGCTCTCAAGGAATCTTTTGAACCAGTGATGTGGTCCTTCGGGGTTCAGTGTTCCGTCAAATTTGCTGTACGGTTTATCCAGACGACTTTTCAGCATCGTGAAGACATCTTCATGCCATGTTGCTATCTCGTCGCCATAACAATACTTGATAGATGCGCCACGAATACGGTCAACTTGGTTCGCTTTGTCAGCACCTAAGCAATAGCATTTTTCACCGAACAGCATTGCCGTATTATCGCTCCGAATGCTGCTGACAAGTTCTGTGCCATACATGTCCTGTAATGGTTCAATGACATTTCTTTGCAATGTACCTTTTGTGTTGCCGAGAATCACAGTTAATCCCGGAAGCCCTGCCACTCGGCGGATGCGCTTTGGAATTACAAAGTAGTCGAGATAAGTTTTTCCGCTTCGGGTTGCTCCCTCCTTGATATTCCATCGATGATTTGCGTTGTCTAAAAACTCACGCTGCTTTGCAGTAAAGGGCATTAAATCACGCCCCCAATCTTGTCCATCACTTCATCGAGTTTCTGCAGAGCCTGCTCGTTCTTGGCCGTCATTGTGTACTTGTCAATAACGATTCCAAGCGCCGTAGCAAGCTGCACAACCCCTGCCCGTTTAATCTTCACCGGATCACGCATGGCGGTAATGTACTCGTCTAATACCTTGATGACATCAGCCTTTTGACTTTCCATGTGAGAAAGGATGTCCGCCGTGTTTTGTTCTTTTTTTTGTTGCAATTTTTGTCTAATTTCTGCATCGGTTGATACAATGTTTTTTACAGTCTGCCTCGACACCCCGTGAATTTTCGCAACAGCGTTATAGCTGCCAAGCTCGACATAATCGGCAATAATTTTCTTTTTCTGCTTGTCGGTCAACCTTGCAGCCATAACACCACCCTCTTTATATAAAACCACATAGGCTAAATCTTCTTGCCGGGTCTTCCCCGGCATCATTGCTTTGTTGACCCGGTGTGCGTCCGGGTTGCTCTACCAACTGGGCATAAGAAAAAGCACGCAGATTTCTCTACGCGCTTTCTCGATTATATTGTACCGCATCATTTGTATTGCTTTCAAGTCTCACAAAGTCCCATTATGTACCATTGTGTCCCAACTCACAAAAATGCTTTACTCCATCATCATGCAAACGATATATTGTCATCTTTCCCACACTCATTTTTCCATAAAGCGATTCTTTCACCTGTGGCCATGACATTTGATGCCCATATCTAAAATCCGTATATCTTAGCCGTAAAATTTCGCGTTCTAACGGGTCTTGGAGCGAATCAATGGCTTTATCAACTTCACGCATTACAGCAAGGTTTTTGGCATAGTCTTCGCTGCGTGATGCACACCAATCAACTCGCATATCTACTGCTTTCATCGGGTCGTGTGCGCCTATGTGCTGGCTACCATCTCCGGCCTGTGGTGTAATGCTGGTTTCAGCGGATTTCATCGTCATGATGCGTTGCTCAATGCTTTGATTTGCCCTCCAGTATCGTTCATAGTTCTTAAGCTTTTCATATTCCATTTATCAAACCTCCGCGAATGGCCACATATTTTCCGTAGCTTACAGGACATTCTCCGCGCTTACGGCGCTCGTTGTTATATTCATCCAGCTCCCTTAAAAATGAACCGAGCTTGTCCCGCTCCCTTATTTTCTCGGCTTTTCTTTTCAATTTTAGTTGTTCTTGTGCTATTTTTTGATTTTCCATTCTGACTTTTTTAGCACATGAATCACAATATTTCCGAGACGAGTTTGGACGCTTCAATATCATCGGAGCACCACACACTTCACACTGTCGCTCAATCATCATCGCACCTCCATTATTCGCTTGCTTCGTCATTCAAAGCATCTTTCAGTGCATCGGTATTTGCCAGTAAAATATGCATAACAACATCTGACAGTATGTGCGCAGCGGCAGCAGACTTATCGAAAGCCTGCATATTGTAATAACCGATTACTGTGTCGGTTGCATCATCTGATAAGCCAACCATCGCAATTTTATTTATTCTACGCTTTGCAAACTCATGCAGTGCTTCTGTAACCATCTCACTGTATGGTTGCGTCATATCATTGCTTATGATAATCGTGCTCATTATCGCACCTCCCTGAAACCACCAGACACGCCCACATAACAATAGGGCATGACAGCAGTAATACAATTCCCACAGCCTTTGCGAAAGCTATGATTATTTCGAGCATGCCGAGGCCTCCTTAAGCCTGTTTTCCAGCCTGCGCACCTTGTACCTTCTGCGGTTTTCCACAGCGTCAAAGCACTCGTACATCATGCAAAGCTGTTCCAGCATGATGGATACGTCTGCAATCTCATCAACGATGGCATCCGTTGCCGCTGGCTTTTCATTTACACCTGCCCTCCGCATTTTACAAATCGCCTTGATAAGCTCGCTCATTTCTTCGATGGCTACATCTTCTTGAGCAGTTTGTCCGTATATAAGGATTGCCTTTTCAAATACTTCTTTCACTGGTTTTCCTCCTTTGGCGGCTCTGGCAACGGCATCCAGTATAATACTCGGTTGTTTGTGCCATTCATTACGTCTCCGCCCCAATTTCCATTCACGCAATACCCAATACCGAATGTTTTATACATTCTGTTGTAATTACCATAGCGAAAATATTCATACCAGCACAAAACATCTTCTAAATTCTCGGGCAACCTATCCTCAACCGAAATCCATTCATCCATGCTGTGATTTCTCCTCTGGCATTTCCCAATCCGATGGAATTTTTGCTTGCAACGTACAATCACCGTTTTCATCTGCAAACCTACACTTATCGCAAGTTAATTGCTTATCGCAATAACCTGCAATAATCATTGCTGCTTTTTCAGCCCTTGTCTTGTTTATCCAAAACATTCTGCATACCCTCCTTCTTCCAACACTTCACAAATTCGCAATGCCCGTCAAGCGGGCAGCCTGCACACTTGTAATCATCCAACGGATATCCCTGTATATCGCAGTCGTCGTCCATCATGTCTAATTTATCGGCATAGTCCATTATCGCGCCTCCTCTGCTGGCTGCTGGAGCCATTTGTATGCATCTTGGATACTCAAAAAATCCGGTATTTTTATAAAACATTCTCGCCTAAATTTTACAGCGCTCAATAAAACCGAAATCTCCTTATCATCCATCGCACGGATGCGGTCGGCGTTGGTGATAATCTCCGGGTCGGTTTCAACACCGTATGTACTTCTTAAAGCAGCACAACCCGAACCACGATACGTCACTGTGCATTTCGCAAACGCCGGGCAGTTCTTACAGCCTTTCACGTGTTTTCCTCCTTCGGCTTTGAGCGGTAAGCAATCCATGTCTTTCCGTATTCATCGCCTCTACCCGCAATTAACCGATACAAATTATATGCATCCCTCCATCGTGAAGCGTAATCAATTGGAATTGTAGGTTTAAAATCCACATACAATGGTTTAATATCATTTGGATGTCCTTTTTTTATATGTTCCTTTACTTCCTCTAGCGTCAGCGGCTGCGGGTTCTCGTGCTCCGCCTTGTATCGGTCGCGCTCTGCGGACACCGTGGCAAGTTCTCCTATGAGATTCGTGTTGTCGATTCTTTCGTTGGTTAATTCGGCGCGCAATTGTTCAATGCGGTCTGCGGCTTCAGCTGTAATGCCTCCATGATTTTGGTATTGAGCGGAGTATGTGTTTAATCGCTCCACAAGCTCTTTATCTGTCATGCTCTGCCTCCATTTCCATCTGCCCGTCACATCCTATAACCTCTTGAGTTATACCTACTCTATAAAAAATTTGCTTCGCCGTATCCGATACCATCGGTTGCGGCACATGTTCACCATACAGCCCATAAGCCACCCACTTTTTGGCCCAATCAGCTTTGCTGCTGTGGAAACCTCCATAGGCTTTGCATTTACGTAATTTCTTCCTCCCTCTGATAACCTCTACAAGATTGCAACACGTTCCGCATGTATTTTTATTTTCTCCAAAATACACATGCATGAGTTCAATCGGTTTGCTCATGCTCTGCCTCCATTTCCTCCAGCGCGGCCTCGGCGGCTTCGCGGGTCAGTTCTGCCGTTTGGCCAATAACTCCATATGTCCCGTGGTTCCCATTATAATTTTGAGCCTTCACCTGCAAAACGCCATCGCGGCCAATGTAGAAACCGTCGCAAACATCTTCCTCATATCCTGTAATTTTATACCGGCCAGTTCCCATAAAAACAGGGTCCCCAATACTACACGGCAGCACCACAAGCCGCCCCTCTTTCTCCGCCTGCGCCAGCTCACAGAGGTGCTTCGATTGTTCCAGGCACTTTGTAATATCGTCGGGGTAGCCACATTTTTCTGTTACAACCCCATCGCTCGTCTTTCCGTCGCACTGAACGCAAATAGTGGATATCCCTCCAATGGAATCTCTGATTTCCTCCGGCTCCAGCCCGGTGTCCTCGTAGGCGGCGAGGCGAGCTGCCAGTTCTTTTACACAATCGACAAATTCATCTACCGTATCATCTTTAACTGGCGGGAAATTTTTATGCGCCCAAAATTTACCATCGAAAACAGTAATTCTCTCCATTTTACACATCCTCTATTCGTGTATCCCGTTTTTTCTTAATCTTTTTAACGATAACATGTTAAACACATCAAATTCTGTTGTACCTATTTTTGTTTCTCCTGCATGCGGATTTTTAGGAGCGTTATCACCGATTGGGTTTGATTCTGTAAATTTTTTGCTCTCATTGCAAAATTTGTTTAATAACTCATAAAATTCTTTTGGCTTATTCCAAGCTGGAAATTCTTTATACTCTTCAATTGCTGTATGCAAATACTTCCAATAATCATTCAATGTCAATCCTCCTTGTAGGCTTTAGGGAATCGTATACTCGCAATCACAACCGAGCCATGCGGCAATTCCTTCCATGTAAAATTACCCGTCGGATATTCACTTCTGTATGCTGGCATTACAATCCCGTCTTTAAGTGTCACTAAATACCATCCAGCCTTTTTAGGGGCTTTTGTTGACCATCTCATTTCATTCCTCCCGTATGTCTCCGGCCCACTGCTCGGCCATGGCTTTTGCAATGCCGGGAAATGTTTTCGCTCTTCGTTTTGAATCTCGATTGCTATGAAGTTTATATCTGTTGTATATGGTAGGGTCTCTGTTTGCACATGTACTTCCAACCCACAAGCCTTCTGGAAGCACAATATCCGTTGCCATCAGAGGCGGCAACCCCTGAAGCCAGAGACACGTTCGTTTTTTCCATGGATGCCCGAACATATAAGGCTCAATCACCTGTGAGTACGGCGGTAATCCATACCGTTTCATCGGCACCGGATTTTCCACTGCAATCTTCGGACAGTCCGCATTCAGAATCGCATAAAAGAACTCTGCCGCTTTCCTTCCGCGACCGTCCCGTTCTGGATCCTTGATCGTATGATCCCGGTTGTAAAGTCTGACAGCTCCTGCCGCTGTCAGATAAGTACATGGAGGAAATGCAATGATCATATCCCACTGCATTTTCAGCAGTTCCAATGCGTCCACCTGCAAATGCCATTCCGGGTGCCCGCCGCTACATGGGAGCAGGTCGCAGCTGTATGCCTCATGTCCAAGTTTTCGCAGTTCAATCGTCACCGCCTGGCTTTCTTCGCAGGCTACTAAAATTTTCATCGTCATTCCCTCCGTCCATCTTGGCTCCACACACCGGGCAAAAATTCCAAACGCTCTCGGCGTATTCTTTTTCGGTTAGACAACCGCCACACATTGAACATCTAACGGCAATGTCACAATCAAAAAATTTGAAACGTCCAGAATCATCCCACCGCCCATGCACCACCGGAGCGGCATCAACGGTTGGCGCAGTTTCGACCTCACTAATCGCCGTTGCAATTCCGCTCAGAAATTCTGATTTATCATAGTTCACGCATGGGTTTATCCACTTATCCAACTCTTCCAGCAGCGTATTTCGGCTTATCAAATCAGCCATTGTCTTTCTCTCCAATCACATCGGCTCTACCCCCATCTTTTCGTTAAATTGTTAATTGCTCAAAATCAGCAGTCTGTTCTTCACGTGCCATAGCTTGCAGCATTTTGCTTTTGGCAAGCGCATAAATCCCCTTGTCCACCTCAAACCCATATGCGCTTCTGCCGAGTTCATACGCCGCGCGTAAGGTAGAACCGCTGCCTGCGCATGGGTCTATTACTACATCCCCCACATCGGTGAATATTCGTATCAGCTTTTTTAACAGCTTTACGGGTTTCTGCGTCGGATGTATTTTGGGATAAAGCTTCGCGTTGTCATTCTCCCATGCAAACCAGTTATAGATCATGCTGCCATCATTGTTGAATTTCGGAAGCTTGTCCCGGTACAAAACAACCGCAAACTCCGTCGCTCCAACAATTCGCATGTTGGCTTTTAAGACCTGTGCCGAATAATTTTTGATAAAAAATAAAGGATAGCTCTTTTCAAACCCGTACCGCTTCCCGTATTCGCTCACCGCCTGCATTTGCTCGTATGCGCAGAACACAATCATTGCCGGAGCCTTTCCGCGTTCCTTTGGCTCTTTTACAAGCATCCGGCTGCAAAAATGCATGTACTCGGCAATTTTAAAGCGCCCGTCTGTGTTAAAAAAGCTCTTTTTCGCAAGCTTGCTCTCTCCGTTTGAGTTGTCACCGCCGTTATACCACATTGGGTTACTAGCATATGCGTTCGTTCCGATATTGTACGGTATGTCCGCAATTATCAATTGCGCCTTTGGTATGTTGTACCGTCTATAATTTTGATAGTTGTCATGGTACAGTTCACATTTCAGGGTGTTTTCTTTTGCAGCGTTCACAATGGATCCACCCCCATCTTTTCATATGCAACCGCTATAGCGTGCCGCATCTCATCTGTAAACGTATCTCTTCCGCCCTGTGCAAGGATCTCCAGCAGCTCCGTGCGCATCCGCGTATAAAACGCTCCAACCTCTCGCTCGTCAAGTTCAAGCTCTATCGCGGCGTTGTAATGCGCCAGCGCCATGGCTTCGCACACAGCGTCGATTCCTTCACGAATCCCGTTGTTTTTTGCACGGGCAAGCGTAAGCGCAAGGTTTTTGCTCATTCGGCCCACATCCTTGTTACAGTGATTTCTGTTCTCGGGTCAACTTTGTCCACATGACCATACACAACAAGTGCGATATGAGAAAAATCATCGTCCTTTATTGCACCAGCTTTTGTAAGACCGTCCAGAAGTAGTTTTCCGCAATAGTTGTCCGCATCGTGCCTGCGCTTGTCAGGGAAAAAATAGTCTATGCGGACAACGGCTCTTTCTGGCGCTTCCTTCACACCCGCGGACTTGCACGCCCATTGCACCGCGTCCGTCCATTGCTTTTTTGCATTCCTGTATTCCCAGTTGTTTAGGCGTCCAGCAAACCGATTTAAACTCGGTGGCACGCCTTTCAAAACAATTTTCATTCGCTCCTCCTTGTCTCGATTACGGAAAAATGCTGTTTTTCCCGGTCATACCACAACGGAATAGCCCCGCACTTTCCGGTTTTGTTTTTCGCAACAATCGCCGTGTATTCCTCTTTTTCTTCATCGCTGTGCAAAAGCACTATTACATCTGCATCCTGTTCAATCTGCCCGCTTTCCCGTAAATGCTCCATTTTAGGTACTTCTGTACCTCCGCGATTTAACTGGCATAACGCAATTACAAGCAAATTGTTTTTTTGTGCTATACGATGCAAAGCCATCGACATCTTTGTAACACGCTCATACAGGCTATTTGTTCTTTCTCCCGGGTCCATCAGCCCCAGATAATCAATAACGATCGCATCGTATCCATGAGCCACTGCAAGTGCTTCCATTACCGCAGGCGAATATACCGTATCAACTACATCCACCTTGTATCTGGATAAAATATCTATCGCTTTCGCCTCTCGCTGTGTATCCCATGAGATCTCATTGTCCATTACATCCACAAGCCTGTATCCTCCGGCGCAAGCTACAATACGTTCTGAAATCCCTTCGGAGTTCGTTTCAAGGCTAAAGTACAATACTTTCTTTCCAGCGCGTGCAATGTTTAAAGCCATTTGCAGCGAATATGCTGTTTTACCAACGCTTGGCCGTGCGCCTATCACGAAAAAGTTTCCCGGCTTCACACGCACAAAATCTTCAAGCCCAAGCCCTGTTTTTATGTATTCAGGCTTTTCGCCTTTTCGATGCGTTTTCAGAAAGTCTACAAGCATCTCCGGCATCGTGCGTATCTTCACGCGCCCCCCGCCTATGGTAAGGCGCGCAATATCTCCGGCACGCTCTGCAATTTCCTGTGTGGACAGTTTCCCGGTTGCAATTTCAAGCGCGATTGTAGCCGCTTTCATCTGCACCGCTTTTTCCTTTACGTGTGCTATATAGATTTCACAGCCGGATAAACTCGGCACTGTGTCGGCGCAGGATACCAGCAGCTCCGCGTGTGGCAGTCTTGACACTGTGACCGCATCCGCACGACCGTACTTTTTCCATACCTCACGAAGCTCACGAAAAGCATCCCCTAAATCCAAATCCGTGAAATCGTCTTCAGAAAGCCGCGTTAAAACCAGGGCAGCGCATTTATCATCACGTACCGCACACCCAAGCACGGCCCGTTCATCATTTGTACTTGTCGTAATACTTGATGCCGTCATTCTTCTGTTTCACCTCCATCTCGTCCTCCCATCTGCGCTGATTCAGCCATGTAGATGGATGCGGGATATATTGGCCATTGTCCCGCTGCCATTGCTCCGACTTCTTTTGCACCTCGATGGCTTTGACCATGGTATCAATAAGCGCTTCGTCCGGCTCCAGCTTTTTGAACGCTTTAACTGCATTTGCCTTTGCCGTATGTCTCGGGTATGCATTCCAAAACCGTTCGAAATCCCCTTTAGGGGATATAGGGGTATTACTCTTCTCTCCTTTACTTTGTTTTGAAATGTCAGCATTTTTTTCGAAAATGTTTACATTTTTTCGCTTTATGTCAACATCCTTGCAAATTTGGGTAACGTTAACTAAGAGTATGCTTTCATCGACTTCAAGAACTTTACGGCGGCTGACGGCCTCGAAATACCTTTTTTGTATCCCTCGCGATGTCAATACATGGTATTTGTCATATTTCTCTTTGTCGAACATACCCCGTCTGACAGAAGCCTCAATAATTTCGGAAACGACGCCCCCACCCAGCCCGACCTTTCGGGCGAACAAAAGCGCAACCTCCTCTGTCCATTCAATGTAGTAACCCGCCTTGCCGTATATCTCTTGCAGCAAGTGAACGACTACACCAAATCCTGTCAAGCCAAACTCTGCTTCTATCAGTTCCATTTTGGCATCCATGCTGACATCAAGCGGAAAGTAATCTATCCCGCTTTTTATCATCTTCTGCCCTCACTTTAAAATTGCAAATCTTCTGAATCGTCAATCACCGCAAAATCATCCTGCTGCACATCTGCGGCAGCGGAATTTGTTTTAAACGGATCTCGTCGCTGTGCGTCTACCTTCGGTGCTTCTCGCGCTGTGCTGGCAAAATGAACGCCTCCTGCGACCACCTCAAAGGCCGTACGCTTGTTCCCGTTTTTGTCCTCATAATTACGGGTCTGGATGGAACCGTTCACGGCGATCATGCTGCCTTTGTGAAAATACTTGCAAACAAATTCCGCTGTTTGCCGCCATGTTACAATGTCGATAAAATCGGCCTTTCGTTCTCCATCCTTGGAATAGCTGCGGTCTACCGCGATGCGGAACGTGCATGTCGCAACCCCGCTCGGGGTGTGGCGCAGTTCGGGTTCAGCCACAAGGCGCCCCATCAACGCGACTACGTTTAATCCCATATCAGACATCCTCCTCAGAAATATAACCCAACGGGTTATATCCAAATTCGGGAATAATTTTCACCGCAATAGGATTATCGCTTACCAGAACGATATCATTTTCCTCGAGTACACCATAAACTTCAGAATGTTTTCCTTCTGCTTCTCCAAGATAAATGGTTTTCCCAATTGCATTTTTTATTTGTTCGTCAGTAGCTTTAAAAATCCCTCCGATAAATGCATAATCAGAATCCCATTCAAATTTCCACAGTTTTTTCATAATCAAGCCTCCATTAACTTAAAACTGTACTTTACAAATCACAGATAGTTTTTGTAAAATTCGCGGATAAAATCTTCTTTGCTCCATACGTATTCCTGCATTGCCGCTTTTTGCGCAGCCTGCTGGCAATAAATCCTTGCCTCTCTGTTTCTGTGTACTGCATTCGGCCCGTATTCATGGCATCGGTTATGGCACAGCGGAACCCAAAGCCCAAGGCGTTTGCTCTTTTCACGCATCGCTCCGCCAAAGCATTCATGCCTGTCCAGCTTTTCGTCCTGTCCGCCACACAAAAAGCAGCAGTCTGTATCAAACGTCACAATGCTGGGTGCGTATCCGTTTTTATCGAGATTCTTCACCGTGGCTCCTCCTTGATGCGTGCCAGCTCTTCCGGTGTCATCGTCTCTATTCCAAGGTCTTTGCACTCGCTTACAATGCCGTCTATCAAAACGCTCATTTCCTTTGTGGTATATGTAGAGCTGCCAAGGTACACGCGGTAATATTGCGCCCTTTCCTCTGCCGGAAGCGTTTCATGCTGTTCGCAGTATTTGTACTGCCGCTTGAACATCTCAACGCTTTTATTTGGCACCTTTACCACAAATTGCTGGCCGTATCTTTTCAGCATCTCAAGATATACGCTGTCCTTATCTGTGTGCAGCAAATCGGCCATCTGGCCCATAAGCTCCCACGCATACGCATTTGCGTCTTTGCTGCGGGCCTTTGTTTTACGCTTGATCTCCGCCACCATCTCCACGGTTTTGTCTTTCAGCTCATACGCAATCTGTGCGGCCTGCGCGCGGTTTTTTACGCGCAGGCACAGCCAGCACTCAAGCCCCATTTCAACGCGGCATGCATCAAATCCAATGCGCTTAACCATTGTTCGCAGCCTTTCTACATGTACCGGAGCAATACACAACCCCGTTGTTTGCCTCCTTGCTCTTTTGCGCTACAAACGGAGACACCATTTTCCCGCATACCGCGCATACATCTCCGCCGCCAACGTTGCCGAAGGTATAAACCGTGCGTTTTGTTTTAGCGTTCTCGATGTTCAGCGCAGTGATTTTTCCGTCTGAAACAGCCATATATGTGACACGGAAACGGTCGTAGCATGTAAATCCGCCCTTTGTATTCGGCTTTATCTCAACTCCATCGCCCGCTTTAATCCAGATAAATGGAGCCGTGTATAGCTCCCGACCGATTCCCCAGTTAAAACACGCCCGTTTAAAGCTGTCCGATGCCTCGCCCTTTTCCTTTTCGGTGTAGCTCTCTGTGCCGCAATCGCTTTTCCATACCCAGTCATTCCAGTCTGGCATCTTAATTCCAACCCGGCAGAACAAATTGCCTTTGCATTCGTAGTGCTCGCGTTGCCAATTCTCTGATCCTACAATTTCGTCCAGGATTCGCATGTCGCAGCGCGCATCCTTGTACAGCAGCAATGAGATCCCTTTTTCGTTTACCGTTGATACGCGCGCGTCAACTTCATCGGCGCGCAAATCTCTAAATTTCATATGTACTCCTTATCCGGCCTGAGCAAAGCCTGTATCAATGCAATGCTCACAGCCTATTACATGGTCTGTTCCATGCCCGTAATAGATGCGCTCTCCGTCATATACCGGTGCGCCGCATTCCGGGCAATAAGACACCGGTTCTGCCTCCGCGTAAGGGTCAAACGCCGCGGAGATTCCTATGTAATGTAGTTCAGGCATTTGACAAATCCTCCCCGGTGGTGTATTTTTTAAATAGAGTATTTTTCTCTGTTGCCTTGTCCGTGTTGGTAGCGCGGGCAGGGCTTTTTTTGCTGTATATGACACCTTCCACACCAGTGTAAGGGTCACGGCGTTTGCCGACTTGAAATATGTATCCCGCACGGTCAAGCTCGTTCAAACGCGGCCTTACTCGGTTCGGATCCGTAAAACCCATTCGCCGCATGATTTCCAGCGCCGTTCCGTCTCCTCGCTCCAGCTCTGCCAGGATAGCCGCCTTTCGCCCGCTCGGGTCAAGCTGCTCATAGCTCTCACGCCGCGTCTCATGCGTTATTTTCATGCTTGTCCTCCTCTCTTACAGCTATGTATCCCGCGATCCCGGCCAGCACCCCCACCAGCCCAAACGCCAGCGTTACAAGCCCCGGCAGCATGTCCGAGCTTCCACGGCCTATCGCCTGCAGGCCGTCCAGCACAGGCAGTATAGATGCGAGCAGTACCACCTTATAGATAAGGCTTGTCCAGCCGCGCAGGCCGTGCGGGAGGCGCAGGCAGAACGGGTTAGGCTTGTCCATTTTTCTGCGCCTCCTCTTTTTCCCGCTGGATGTCTTTTCTTATCAACTCCAGAAAATACGGCGCAAGCACTTTTGCCACGCGCGCATTCGTTTCTTCCATGCCTTCCATGGTGTTCTCCTTTCCGTCCGTATTATCGGACATGTTTCGTGTTACTCTGTGAATGTAGAATCATTAAGAGCCGATTTTGGATTTAAATGCACAAGAATCTTAGCTTCGAAAACCGGGATATCATCAACGCTGTCTTGTGATAATTTGAACGCTACCAGGCCCTCGATAGGCTCACCATTTAATAGTGGGATTCCGTCTTTCGATAATGTAAGTAGGTTCATCGCCTTTCTCTCCTTATCTCTCTGCCTGCTGGTCATATAGTCACTTCTCCACCTTTGTGCTACAATAAAACTGGAAAGGAGGGAGCGCCCTATGAAACGTTCTGAATTTGCTGAAATTGTGAATACGGTTGCCCATGAACAATATGAGCGATTGAACAGCGAAATCCAAGAGCAGGCAAACAGTGATGAATATGCTTTACAAAAAATGATTGCGCATATTGCATCATCAATCCCGGCAATTTCAGCTAGAACTACGGCTGAAATACTGGTTCGTTCTGGCCTAGTGCAGCTTGAAGACGAATAGCAATATCTGACGCTAAATCGTCCATGACACGCCGCTCTTGTACCGCTAATACAAGAGCGGCTATTTCTTTGGCTTCACCTTTAATCGTGACTTCCATCGCGCTCTCCTTTCTGTCCCGCGCACAATTCATTCCTTAACAGACCACTTTACATCGGCGTCATTGACGCTTATATGAAGCACCGCCTCCATAAGGTCAAGGGGGCCGATTCTCTTTATATCCACCTGCGTACATTTCTCTATCAATTTTTCATCAAGATAAACTCCGTTTTCGTTGATGACAAGCTTCACTTTTTTCAACCCCTTACTTTTTATCTCTCTGCCAGCCCGAGTAGGTAGTCAGTAGTACAATTGAACAACTCTGCCATCTCAACAACCTTTGAACTTGGTATCTCGGTCGCTCCCTTCATCCAATTCTTTAACGTTGAGTACGATACCCCTAATTTTTGCGCAAGACAAATTCTGCTCATTCCTTTTCTTGCTCTCTCTGCATCAATATTAGGAAACATAGGTTCACCTCCTATTATTCACCCATATTGGGTTAATTTATGATTTTATAATACACCCATTATGGGGTTATGTCAATACTAAACTTAAAAAATTTTACCCAAATCGGGTTAAAACTTCTTGACACCCAATTCTTTATTACATATAATGGAATCAGGACAAGGAGGTGCGCCATGACAATAGGAGAAAGACTTGTTGCGATTCGAGAGCAACATGGTTACACACGAAAAAAGTTGGCAGAAGAACTTGGAAAACCATATGCTACGATAACAAAATATGAAACCGGAGAGCGCGAACCTGGCCATTCTTATTTAATTGAAATAGCACATAAATTTGGAGTAACAACCGATTATATTCTAGGTGTTGATAAAACAAAAATCGCCCCCGCATATACAGCGGAGGCGTTAAGCATTGCAAAGAAATATGACGCGCTGGACGAATGGGGCCGGGATGCAGTAAAGGGGCTTATGAATATCGAATACACCCGCTGCACCGCACCAGAGCCTGAAGAACAAGAAGATAACTGTATTTATCTCCCTCTGTCAGAACAGCCCGCCAGCGCGGGCACAGGCACGTATCTGGGGCCGGAAGCTTTCACCCCGATAAAAGTCATTGCAAATGAAAAAACGCGGCGTGCGGACTTCTGTGTGCGTGTACAGGGTGACAGCATGGAGCCAATCTATTTTGACGGAGATATTGTGATGATATCCAAGGAGCGTCCCGGATACAATGGTATTGGCCTTGTCACCCTTGACGGATGCGGGTATATCAAGCGGATGGGGATGGGCGTCCTTGAATCCGAAAATAAAAAATACGCTCCCATCCCTCTGGATGAAAGCGTCGTTGTGAATGGCCGCGCAGTCGGAATCCTGCATCCTGACTGGATTATCAAGTAAGCTTGTATTGTGAGTAAAGTTGTAAGCTTGATGCATTTGGGCATAATGGCGAACCATTAAAAGGAGCGTTAAAATGAGAGTAGGATTAAGTCAGCGTATAGGTAAAGGAACTTCTATACATGTAGGGAAAAATATAAATCCAGGTGGATGTGTAAAATGGCTTCTGTATTTTATTTTTCTTCCATTTATATTGATCTATCTATACATAAAATGGTGCATTCACAATAATAGAGAAAATTCGGCAGAGCCAATTTATAAGCGGGCATGGATTTGGACAACCATCGTTCTGCTTATGATAGGAGTAATCGGCACAGTTTCTTCGAAAAGGGATCCTAATCAACAGACGGCCAGTAGTGTTTCACCAAATTCATATTCAAACAGCATTGCACAAAGCGATACAGGATTATTTTCTTCATCAACAGAAAACGAATATGTAGAATCGAATACCTCGCCCGCAGATACGAGTACTGATAGTGAAATCCCACCACCCGAATCATTTATCATTCCTGCACCAAATGAGCAGGAACGTGAAGCGGTTGTTTCAAATTACAATGAACCCGTTCCACAAGCACCTACCGAACAACCCGCTCCACCGGAAACTCAGTCACAAACCGTATATATCGCCAGTAGTGGGAACGGAACCAAATATCATCGTTCATCCGTTTGTGGAAGAATGAAAAATTCCACAGCCGTATCCCTTGACCAAGCAATTGCAGCGGGCTATACTGCATGTGAAAAATGTTGTTAAAATAAAAAAACGCCTCGGCGTGGGAGCACCGAAGCGTTTATAGAACAGCTTACCCTTGGAGGATAATCCGCCCCAACAATCGGATTATACCACCTCCGGGGTAGGCTTGGCAAGTCATACTTTGGAGGTATTACAGTGAATCGAGCGGTAATCTATGCCCGATACAGCAGTGACATGCAGCGTGAAGAAAGCGTGGAAGCACAAATCCGCGCTTGTAAATATTACGCACAGCAGAACGGCATCGACATTATCGGAATCTATGCTGATCGCGCTAAGTCCGGCATGTATCATTCCGAAAAGCGAGAAGAGTTTCAGGCGCTTCTGAATGCTGCGCCGCGCAAAGAATATGATATTGTACTTGTGCACAAACTCAACCGCTTTGGCCGCGCCGGTGTCAAGGCGCTGAACGACAGAGACTATCTTGAGCGGCTTGGAATTGAAATAATTAGCGTAACGGAACGGCTTGAAAACACGCCGGAAGGCCGGTTGATGCTATATGTCATCACTGGCATGAACGAGTATTACAGCCGGAATCTGGCCGGAGAAGTGTTGAAGGGATTGCGTGAAAACGCTTATAAAGGCATCACGACCGGAGGCACTCCCGCGCTTGGTTACAATCTTGGTGCAGATAAAAAACTCGTCATAAACGAACAAGAAGCTGCTGCTGTAAGGCTTATTTTTAAAATGTACATTTCCGGTGCAGGCTATGGTGAGATCATCGACGAATTAAATTCACGTGGGTTTAGAACAAAACGCGGTGCAAAGTTCGGGAAAAATTCTATCTATGATATTTTACGCAATGAACGTTACACGGGAAGATTCACCTATGGTAAAACTAAAACTGTGAACGGTCATAGAAGCCAGCACAAAAAAGAAAAAGAATATATCAGCATCGAGGGCGGATGTCCTGCCATTATATCAGCGGATGAATGGGAAAGGGTACAAAGACTTATGGATGTCAAAAAACACGACGCAGCGTCCGGGAAAGCAAAAGAACTTTATATCCTAAGCGGAAAATTATTTTGCGGACATTGTGGCGCTCGAATGGTTGGTAACTCCCGCGTATCTCGCGGAGAAAGATATCTGTACTACGACTGCAATGCAAAGCTGCGTAAAAAGACATGCACAAAGCATGCCGTGAAAAAGAATGAAATTGAACAAGCCGTGATTCAAAAATTAAATCAACTCGCATTTTCCGACGATTTGATAGAACGCTTTGTCGATGAAGCATATAAAGCGCAGGACAATGAGATGCCAGACATCAGCGGAAAAATTGCGGATATTGACAAAAAAATTTCAAATCTTGTAACAGCAATCGAAAGCGGCGCAGATATAGGGCCAATCAAACAAAGAATGGCAGATTTATCCGCACAAAAAGATGCACTCCTATCATCCAACGTACCAAAGGGAGATTTTTTAACGAGAGACGAAATTCGCAGTAGATTTAAAAAATTTCTCAATATTGCAGATCTTCCGCCCGCTCAGCAAAAATTTATCATTTCAGAGTATGTAACTCGTATTGATGTATTTGATTCCGATGGAGGCGGTCACTTTTGCCGCATTACGCTGTCAAACAATACATCTGTTGATACCGATGTACTCGGTTCATCTGCTCCAAAAGGCAGCATCTGCGGATGCTGCTTTTTTCCGAAATTGCGCGGCACAAGCAGCCGCTTTCATATGTGAATATCACTGCCACCGGGTAGGAATGCAATTCGCATTCGTTTGTACATCGTTAGGTCTGAGAAGATGTGCATGCGAATGCTTCTTTTTTTGGAGGTTGTATGAAAAAAATTGAAGAACTGCGCCGCTATTTCACCAAGGGCGAGCGAGCGCTGTGGTTTGGTTCCGTATTTGTGATTATTGCGGCTTTTTATTTTTTCGACCGCAGCAATTATTTCACGCTTTTTGCTTCGCTGCTCGGCGTCACATCCCTCATTTTTAACGCAAAGGGAAATCCGTTCGGTCAACTTCTTATGATTCTTTTCAGCCTGCTTTACGGAATCATTTCTTTCACCTTTTCCTATTATGGAGAAATGCTTACTTATGTAGGTATGACTATGCCGATGGCGGTGTTCGCTCTTATTTCCTGGTTGAAAAACCCGTTTAACGGGAACCGGATGGAAGTCAGCGTCAATCACCTGGCCCGAACAGAATGGCGTTTTATGTATCTGGCGGCAATTCTTGTCACTGCGCTTTTTTACTTCATACTGGAGTATTTTCAAACGGCCAACTTAGTCCCGAGCACCCTTTCTGTAACGACAAGCTTCATCGCGGTGTATCTTACCTATAAAAGAAGTCCTTATTATGCGCTCGGGTACGCGGCCAACGACATCGTTCTCATTGTTTTATGGATTTTGGCTGCCCGTCAAAATACATCCTATCTGTCCGTCGTGGTATGCTTTACGGCCTTTCTCGTCAATGATATCTACGGCTTTATCAACTGGTGCAGAATGGGAGAACGGCAGGCTGAAAGCGTGTAA